GGTTCTTGATTCGAGAATCCAGAACGGGGTGGGGGTATCCGAAAAGGGACCCAAGAATCGTGCCAATTGCAGATGGCCGGGGTGGGGGTCTAGGCTGCGCTCTGAGAGGTGTCACATGAAGAAACCACTACTGAATCTGCTGATCGTCCTCGCGGCGGCAGCAATCGCGTTCAACGTCGGGCTCCGCGCGAGCGGACCCCTCCGTGTTCAATGCGAGGGACCCAAGACGACACTCAACACGAGTGACGCCGGGGCGTTAGATGACGAAGGATCGTGCGACCTGAGTTGGTCGTACTGTTGGAGGCGGACATGAGTTGGGATAAGACGTACAGCCACACCGTACTGTTGGCTTTGGATAGATTGGGCGCGGCGCTGATCTTCAATGAGCCTGACATCACCATCAGCTCACTCTGTTGGATTGTCAGGAATGCCACCAAGTACCGGATTGCGGAGGTAGCCCTCCCTAAACTGAAGCTCGCCGTGTGGCAGAAGTTCGCGCTCGTGTGGATAGGCAACGGCCTGGAATATTTCTGGCCGGGGCACTGCGAGGCGGCGCGACAGGGAGACCTTCAGACCGGGGCGAACGCCAGGAGTTTGCTGAGCGACGGGCCGCCAGGGTATCCTCCTGCCAATAAGTAGGAGCCCGCCATGTCCACAAAGAACGCCGACGCGATGGCACGCGACCATGCGAAGGAAGCCATCGGCGTCATGCACGACATCATGACCGACCCGTTTCAGGAGGCGAAGGACCGCCTCCGAGCGGCGGAAGCGTTGCTCGACCGTGGGCACGGCAAGGCCGTTTCGGCTGTTATTTCCGTGCCGCTGGAACGTAGGCAGAAGGCCGAGACAGCCGCCATGTCGGACGAGGAGTTGATGGCTGCGATCCGCGACACCCCACTCCCGAGGCTCGCGGCACCACAGCCCGATACTTTCCATTGCGGCGCAGACTGGTGTGACGGCACCCACCTCCATGAGCTGGAGTTGTGCCCTAACGAAGACCCTCTACTCAAATGAGTCTCGCAGCCCAATACGCAGCCACAGAGCTGTTGCGCCGTCAGCGCGCCCGAGTCTCACTCGCTGAGTACAGTCAGGCGATTGAGATACCCGGCGTGCCTGTGCCCGGTGAGGCGGACAACGACGAGGAGTTTGACGACCCGCTCGACCAAGCCGAGGATGTTGAGTTGGAGGATGGCACGATAGTCAAAGGTGCCGGCAAGCTCATACACCGTATCGACCGTGGCAATCTGATCTATACCCCCATAGAGGAGCGCGTTGCACTTCACCACTACGTGATGATGCTCGCGATTCAAAAATGTATCGAGACACCTCGTGGCCGGCTCATGATCTTCGCGCCCCCTGGCTCTGCGAAGTCAACCTACGCGTCAGTTATCGGTACGAGCTGGGCGTTGGGGCGGAAGAAAAACCAACAGGTCATCCTGGCCTCGTATGGTTCTTCTATCGCAGCCAAACAGAGCCGCAAGGTTCGGACCATCTGCAAGAACCCGATGTGGTCGAGCTTGTGGCCCTCTCGCCCGCTGTTGTTAGACGATCAGCGCGCAGTGGACGACTGGTCGCTTACGAACGGCTCCGCTTTAATGTCCGCTGGGCTCCTTGCCGGTATCACGGGAAACCGAGCTGACGGCGTTCTCATTGACGACCCGGTGCGCAACCGCGAGGAAGCTGATTCGGCGACGATCCGCGAGAAGATATACAACGAGTACATCGACACGGTGATGACCCGTGCGAAGCCGCACATGTGGTGCATCCTGATTCAAACACGCTGGCACGAGGATGACTTGGCCGGCGCTATCCTACCTGCGCAGTACGAGGGCGAGTCAGGTTTGATTCACTGCCGCGACGGGCAGAAGTGGGAAGTGCTGTGCATCCCCGCCGAGTGTGAGCGCAACGATGACCCGCTCGGCCGCAAGGTTGGCGACTTCCTCTGGCCCGAGTGGTTCCCACGGGAACATTGGGACACATGGCGCAACAACCCGCGAGCCCAGCGTACGTGGGCCGCGCTGTACCAACAGCGGCCGGCTCCCTTCTCTGGTATCCACTTCCAGCGGGACATGTTCCGCTTCTATGACCCGAGGATGGCGGCAGAATGAAGTACGCAGGATATGACGGAGCAATCGCGCTGCCGCGCTACCTCCGAAACTACGGGGCGACCGACTTCGCCACCATGGAGCCGCAGAAGGGCAAGAAAGAGCCCGACTTCACGGAGCATGGTGTGTGGAGCATCGACAGCCAGGGCCGACTGTTCGCCCGCGCGTGGTGGTTCAAACAGGCTGAGACAGACAAGAGTGTCGAGGCATTCCTCAAGTTGGTTCGTGCCTGGAAGCCAGTTAAGTGGTGGCACGAGGGCGGGCTGATCGACAAGTCCCTCGCGCCCTGGATTCGCAAGGAAATGCGCAACTCGCGCACCTTCACCGTGTTGGAAGGGTTGCCCTCGATCCTCGACAAAGGGTTGAAGCTCCAGGCGTTCCACGGTCTGGTGGCAAACGGAATGGTGTACGGCCCGCTAGGCGAGCCCTGGTGGGAGCGTGTCATGGAACAGCTCATCAAGTTCCCTGGCGGCCGGTGGGACGACGCGGCGGACGTGTGCGGCCTCATCGGGCGCGGAATTGACCAGATGTTCGATGCGCAAGTACCATCAGAAGTCAAGAAGCCCACGCTGGTGCCTTTCACCGCTGCGTGGCTGGAGCACAACTCCATCCCCGACAAACCCAAGGTGAGGTACTTCTAATGATCCGCAACATCCCAGGCTTCGCGCCAATCGCTACCGATGGCGACAAGGTTCCAACATCGGCCCCAAAAGCGGGAGCCCCGACGCTGCCGACAGTCGATCGGGCGAAAGCGCTCGCAGCGGCGCGGGCGACTCAGGTGCTCAACTACACACGTCGGAAGGAGGGCGAGACCCCCTTGAAGACGAACCTGCGGACAGACGGCCCGACCCTGGAGAAGTGGCTCGAAGCTGGCTATCCCCCCGACAAGTACCCGCCCGAGGGGTATGCGGAATTGGACAGCCCGGCGCTGACGGGGTACAAAGCAGCACTGGCGGAGGCGGCCTCGAAGATTACGAGCGCTACGCCGCCACACTCCGTCAACGACAAACCCGAGGTGCCAAAATGACCGACGTACAAACTCAGGTGACGCAAGCCGTTGCCACTGCCACTGCCGAGGTGAAGACTTTCCGCGAGAAGGTTGTTGCTTTCGTCAAGGCGCATGTTCCGACCGCAGTTGGCTCCGTTGTGGGCTATGCGGGCGGTCACTTCGGCCTGATTGGAGCGGTGCTCAAGCACCTGATCTAACATGGCTGACACTTCCACAGATGGCGCGAGCGGCGGCCCCAGCGGGGGCTACGCCGGCATAACATCCGACCCGAGGCAGAACGCCAACGGTGGGGTGCGGGATTCCAACGTCGAAGCGGAGCCGGGCGAAGCGCCCGAACGCGATCCGAAAGAGGAAAAGCTCGTCAACAAACTGTGGAAGTGCTGGGAGAAAGGACGGAAGTTTGATGAGAACTTCCGCAAGCAGGTCGCGATTGACCGTCAGTATGCGGCGGGCACGAGCGACCTGTCTTGGGCTGTGACGACCAACCTGATTGGAGCGTTCATCGACATCCTCGTCGCGCTGTTGTATGCGCGTGACCCGGATGTGTCGGTGAAGAAGTCCGCCCAGGTTGACGACAGCGGCACCGAGCAGATGGAGGCGTTCGCCCTCACTGCACAGATCATCATTTCGCACCTTTGGAAGAAGGGCCGGCTGAAGAAGGCCGCCCGCAAAAAGGTGCGCAGTATCCTTTCAACAGGCGAAGGCTGGCTCAAGGTCAACCTGTTGAGTGAGAAGCAGCCACAGCCGGAGACGGAGAAGGCTCTCAACGACGCGCAGGAGACCTACGCGCGGTTGAAGGCGCAGATTGCGCTGCTAGAAGACCCGGACGGCAAGGATGAGGACACCCTGGAGGCCGAGCGGGCTGAGAAGGAAGCTCTTATCGAGGAGTTGGAGGCCAAGCTGGAGGTGGCAGTCAACAAAATCCTCGCGATCGACTTCGTGCGCACCGAGCGCGTGCAGGTATCGACCGATGTTGAGTCGATCGAAGACTACCTAGACGCAGGTTGGATCGGCGATGAGTCGTTCATCAACACTGAGGACGCGCTGGAGCGCTTCCCACGGCTGCACCCGGACGAGCTGAAGACGGCGAAGAAGTATTACCAGCAGGAGCCGAAGGAACTCACGACCCGTGAGAACTCCAACGCGTTGCCGCAGGGCACGATGACCGCCGAAAGCGCGCAGACATTCAGCCCGAGCCAATCCGGCCCCGAGCAGGAGGGCTTCGTCCACGTCGTTGAGATTTGGGACCGCCGCGACAAGCACATCCGCACCATTATTGAGGGTGTGAAGTGCTGGCCGAAGGAGCCGTTCACTCCGCCGTACCCGACGAGCCGGTTTTACCCCTATTTCTACACCGCGTTCTACGAGGTTGACGGTCAGCGTCACGCGCAGTCGTTGTCGTGGAGGCTTTACAAGCTCCAAGACGAGTACAGCGCCACGCGATCCAACTTCCGTCTCGCGCGGGAGCGCTCTGTGCCCGGTGTGTTCTTCAACTCGACCATGTTGGACGACACCGAGGCGCGGAAAATCGAGGGCTCGAAGTCCCAGGAGTTTACGGCGCTCAAATTGAGCGATCCGAGCATCCCCCTGGAGAACGCCTTCGCCGGCAAGCCTGTTCCTGCGATCGACATGCGGGTTTACGACCCAACACTCATCCTTTCGGACATGGAACGCGTGTCTGGAGTGCAGGAAGCACTGTCGGCCGCGATCAACAAGCCGGGCAACCCGAGCACGGCGACCGAAGCCAGCATTCAGCAGCAGGGAACCAACGCTCGCACGTCGAGCGACCGCGACTACCTCGAAGACACACTCACAGAGGTTGCACAGTACACGTTGGAGCAAGCTCTCCAGTGCATCACCAACGAGGAAGCTGTCCGCATTGCCGGCGCGAAGGCGTTCTGGCCTTACGGCATGTCAATCGAAGACTTGTTCACGATGGCAGAAGTTGGAATTCAGGCTGGAACGACCGGCAAGCCGAAAGCGCCAGCCGACCAACAGACCTGGGCGACGTTGCTGCCGATCATCAAGCAGACGATCGTTGAAATCCGTCAGGCATTGTCTGGCGGCGATACCTCGACCGTCCAAGTGCTCACGGAACTCATCAAAGAGACCATGAAGCGCCTTGGCGACGAGACGGACCCCGATCGTTTCATCCCGAAGGCACCGGCCCCAGGCACACCGGGAGCTGGCGCATCGCCACCGCCTGTTATGCCGCAGGTCAGCGTGTCTCTGAAGGGAGAACTTTCCCCCGAGGCTGCGGCTGCGCTAGTATCGCCAGCCGTCGCGCTCGATCAGGCGGCAATGCCGAAGGTTCCTGCTGCGCCTCCGCAGCCAGGGACCCAGCCGGCACCGCCCGCGACAGGAGTGCCAGGAATAACACCGTCCCAAGGCGGCGGTGGACCCGGACCAACACAATAAACCCCACAGGTGATGTATGGCGAACGAAGCAAACGGCGAAACTGGAGCAACCCACGAGGGTGCCTTGGCTGCAATGGACGAAGCACTCGGTGAACTTCTCGGAGGCGGTGATGCGACGGATACTGGAGCTTCTGACACTGGTGCCGAAGGTGACACTGGTGTTGATGAGACGGAAGGCGATTCGGCTGCTGATGGCGCTTCTGGCGAAGCTGATACGGGCGACGAATCAGGAGGGGATGAAGCTGGCGGCGATAAACCAGCGGGCAAAGGGGATAAGGCCGCCGATGCCAAAGGCGCCGACGAGTCAGGTACTCCAGCTACCTACGCCGAAGTCACAAAGCTGGCTGACAAACTCGGCATTCAACAGCGGCATGCAAACGGGCGAATCAAGTCCCAAGCCGAGTTGGAAGCAGAGATTACTGCCAAGCAACAGGCTGGTGGAGACGGCAAA